TATGTCAAGTCTCCGTTGATAGGTAAACGGAAGTGGTGTATTACCTTTGACTTGAACAGCCTTTATCCACATCTTATTATGCAGTATAACATGAGTCCAGAAACTATTACTGGGATGCATGTGCCTGTTACTGTTGATAAGCTCTTGGATAAGGAAGTTGATACTTCTCATCTTCAAGATTATAACTACACAATGGCTGCTAATGGGTGGTGTTTTAGACGAGAGAAACGTGGTCTGTTGCCAACCTTGATGGAGTTCTACTATAATCAGCGCGTTGTATACAAGAAACAAATGTTGAAGGTCAAGCAAGAATACGCTGATACAGGGAATGAAGAGCTTCAAAAAGAGATATCTCGTCTGAACAACCTTCAGATGGCTATGAAGATTCTTCTGAATAGTGCTTATGGAGCTTGTGGAAATCCATGGTTTCGTTATTATGATCTTCGTATTGCTGGAGGCATCACAATAAGTGGACAGCTGTCTATTCGTTGGATTGCAAATAAGTTAAACGAGATGTTTAACGGCTTGATGAAGAATGATATAACCGACCGTATTGTGTTGATTGACACAGACTCAGTTGTTTTGACTGTTGAAGATCTGATTGATAAGTTCTATCCCAACAAGACTGACGAGCAGACCATTCGTTTCATGGATAGGTTTGCTGAAGATAAGATCCAACCATTCATTAATAAGTCATATCAAGAGTTGGCTGATTATATGAATGCTTATGAGCAGAAGATGGTAATGAAACGAGAGAACCTCGTTGATACGATGATTTCTGTAAGTAAGAAACGATACTTCATGTCTGTGCACAATAGCGAGGGAGTCCAATATAAAGAACCAAAGCTAAAGATTATGGGATTGCAGATGGTTAAGTCGAGCACGCCAGCTGTGATTCGAGATAAGTTGAGAGACTCTTTGAAGACCATACTTTATGGGTCAGAGAGTGACGTTCAGCAATATTGTGATAAAATAAAGACGGAATTCCACAACTTTAATCCCACAGAAATTGCTTTTCCGCGCAGTATCAGTGATGTTGCAAAGTATTCCGATGAAACAATGATCTTTAAGAAGTCCACCCCTATACACGTGCGAGGAGCGTTGTTATATAATGATCTGTTGAAGAAGATGAAGTTAACAGCCCAGTATCCATTGATCAGGGAAGGAGACAAGATAAAATTCTTATACTTGAAGACTCCCAACCCAATACACGAAGACGTGATCTCATTCTTTGATGTCATACCACCTGAGTTTCAGTTGACAGAATACGTAGATTATGGTAAGATGTATGAGAAAACGTTTCAGGATGCGATCCAGAATATTTTAGACTCACTTGGGTGGACAACAACACCACAAGCTACGTTGGAGGATATGTTTGTTTATGATTAAAACTATATTAATGACAGGAGGAGCTGGATTTATTGGACATCATGTTGCAGAACATCTATTATTGAACACTGATCACAACTTAGTATTTTTGGACCGATTAGATATATCTGGCAATCTAAACAGAATAGCAGAAGTTCTGGAGCGAGATCCATCGTTTAAAGCCCGTTGTAAATTTATTTTTCACGATTTAAAGGCAGAAATAAACGATTATCTGGGGTCTCAGATCGGCTGTGTGGATGTTATTATACATCTAGCTGCTGGAACTCATGTTGATCGGTCTATTACTAACCCTCTTGAGTTTGTATATGACAATGTAGTTGGCACTGCTAACTTATTAGAGTTTGCTAGAAGTCGCGATATAGAACAGATGATATATTTTTCAACAGATGAGATATTTGGTCCAGCTCCAAAAGGTGTTATGTACAAGGAGTGGGATCGATATAACTCTGGCAACCCTTACTCAGCTACAAAGGCTGGTGCTGAAGAGCTGTGTCTGGCATATCATAACACCTACAAAACTCCCGTCAAAATAACTCATTGTATGAATATATTCGGAGAAAGACAACATCCAGAGAAATTCATACCTATGACGATTGCTAATGTTAGAGATGGCAAAACAGTAATCGTTCACGCAGACAAGACAAAAACAATATCAGGATCACGATTTTATATTCATGCAAGAAACGTAGCCAACGCGTTAATGTTTATTATGGATAAAGGAGTGGCTGGCGATAAGTATAATATTGTCGGCGATCGTGAAGTAAGTAACTTAGAGTTGGCTCAGCTAATTGCTGATATTCAAGGCAAAACGTTGTATTATGAGATGGTAGATTTCCATTCATCAAGGCCCGGACACGATCTCAGATATGCATTAGATGGGACCAAGTTAAAGGAAATGGGATGGAATATTCCCATGACGTTTGATGCTTCTCTCAGATCTACAATTAACTGGTCACTAAAACATTCTAATAAATGGTTAATTTAATTATGAATAATGTATCACATTTTTATACGTTTATGATGGGGATATGGGTGGGGTTAGTTATTATGGGAATCCTTAAACACACTTATCCAGACAAGAAGCTGCTTGAATACAACGATGTTATAGCAGCTTGTGAACAATCTCTCCCTCGCAATCAATATTGTAAAATTAACGCAGTTCCAGTTCCAATTGGAGGTAATTAATGGCAAAGAGTGGCGCACATAATGCATTATTAGATCGAATAAAGAAGAGTTCAACAATCAAAGATAGTTCTATACTATCACAATCACGATTCTTCACCAGTAAAGATATGATTCAGACTGGTATACCAGCTCTTAACGTAGCACTGTCTGGTAAGTTATCAGGTGGTCTGACTCCAGGTCTTACGATGTGGGCTGGTCCATCAAAGCACTTTAAGTCGATGTTCAGCTTGATCATGGCGAAAGCCTACCTTGACAAGTATGAAGATGCTGTTCTTTTGTTCTATGACTCTGAGTTTGGTACTCCTCTTGCTTATTTCAACTCGTTGAATATTAACATGAATCGCGTAGTTCATTCACCGATTACTGATATAGAAGTACTCAAATTCGATATTATGAAACAACTCACTGATATTACGCGGGAAGAGCGTGTGATAATGGTGGTGGATTCGTTGGGCAACCTTGCCTCAAAGAAAGAGGTGGAGGATGCTCTAAGTCAGAATACAGCTGCGGATATGTCCCGACCGAAGCAGATCAAGTCGTTATTCCGTATGGTCACTCCTCATCTCACAATCAAAGATATTCCATTAATTGTGGTAAATCACACATATAAGGAGATCGGATTGTTTCCAAAAGACATTGTTGGTGGTGGAACTGGGTCATACCTATCTGCTGATAATATCTTCATTCTTGGCCGCCAGCAAGAGAAAGAAGGGTCAGATATTGCTGGGTATAACTTCATAATAAACGTAGAGAAATCGCGATTTGTTCGTGAGAAGTCGAAAATACCTATCTCTGTTAAGTTTGATGGTGGACTATCACGATGGTCGGGATTGCTTGAGATGGCATTAGACGCTAACGTCGTTGTTAAGCCATCAAACGGATGGTATTCTCGTGTCAACACAACGACTGGTGAGGTGGAAGACAAGAAGTTCCGTCGAAAAGACACTGATACCAAAGAGTTCTGGATGCCCATCCTACAGGATAAGGTGTTTCAGGATTGGGTAACAAAGAATTATCATATCGGAGATACGTCGTTAATTGAAGATGATACGATCGATCTTGAACTTAAATCAGATGTTATTCTTGATGAGGTTGATGAGTGAAATCATATCGAGTTGTTGATAATCAGATGATCCAACTGATAGATGGTCCCTACATGGGGATCACCTATCAGTATGGTCGTACCACCCTAAAGGAGGGAGATGGGTTCGTGACTTTATCGTTCGAATATAGTATAATACACGGAGATGAGCCAACGGATGTAGACAAGTTTAAGACTTACATTGGCGATATCCTTGTTGAGCTGATACATCAGCAGTTGAGCACAAACGACCTAATATATGTGGGAGGAACGTAATGAGAATTGAAGTAATTCGAGGTGATAGAGGTGGTAAACGTCAGGGATTTTCTGTACATCCAGAAACAGAATTTGAAGCTGATTTTCTTGCTCAAATATTTGTAGGATCTACAGATCGTCACGTAGTTGTAGTAAGTCCAATGAGCGATCTTGGGCAAGTTGATTATATCAATGTATTTGTAGAGGACGTCAATGTCCAGGATTGAACAAAAGATTCTCACAAACCTGATTCATAATGAGGAGTATATCCGCAAGGTTGCTCCTTTTATTGAGTCTGCATATTTTGCCGACAAGCTTGATCAAGTGATCTCACAAGAGATCATTGCGTTCTTTATGAAGTATAACAAGCTGTGTACACGAGATATCATCAAAATTGAGCTCAGTAATCGTCGGGATATATCAGACAAAGAACTAGAAGAGGCACAAAGAATCGTGGACACTCTTCATCCAGATACATCCAATCTTTCGTGGTTAATCCAGAAAACTGAGAAGTTTTGTCAAGATCGTGCAGTTTACAACGCCATTCTTAACTCTATCAAGATTATCGAAGGAAAAGATAAGATTCTGTCGCCAGATGCTATACCAAACCTCTTACAAGTCGCTCTAGCCGTGTCTTTCGACACCAATATCGGCCATGATTACATTCGTGATGCTGATGAGCGATATGACTTCTATCATCGTCTGGAAGAGAAGATAGCATTTGATCTTGAGCTATTCAACAAGATTACAGATGGAGGAATGTCGAAGAAGTCGTTGACAATCGTAATGGCTCCGACTGGTGTTGGCAAGTCATTGTTTATGTGCCATGTGACAGCTTCTACATTATATGCTGGTAAAAATGTATTGTACCTGACAATGGAAATGGCAGAAGAGAAGGTGGCAGAACGTATTGATGCCAACTTAATGAATCTGACCATGGCAGAGTTAAAGACTGTTGATAAAGAATCTTTTGATACACGTATTAACAGGATCAAAACCAAGACCGCTGGCAAGTTAATCATTAAAGAGTACCCAACAGGATCAGCTCATGCAGGTCATTTTAGAGCGTTGATTGCAGACCTACGAACTAAACTCGACTTTGTTCCTGATCTTATTGTTGTAGATTACTTGAATATATGTGCTAGTGCACGTATGAAGATGGGAGCTTCTGTAAATAGTTACACATACATTAAGTCGATTGCTGAAGAGTTGCGTGGACTTGCAGTAGAAAATAATGTTCCTGTACTGAGTGCTACTCAAACAACAAGAGGTGGGTTTGATAATTCTGATATATCATTAACAGATACATCAGAGTCGTTTGGTCTTCCTGCAACAGCAGACCTTATGTTTGCTATTATTCGGACAGATGAGCTTGATGAGTTGAACCAATGGATGATTAAACAACTCAAGAATCGTTACAACGATCTTTCTTATTATAGGAAGTTTACGATTGGAATAGATAAGGCAAGGATGAAGTTGTATGATGTTGAACAGATTGCTCAAGAAGGTATCTCAGAAAGTGGCCAAGAAGAACCAGATGTTCCTGCATTTGACAAGGGAAAATTTGGTAAACGTATGATCGATGATAACACAGTAAAGGGGTTTAAGTTCTGATGGAAGATAAAATTGGCGCGAAAGATGAAATTTTTATGGAACTAAACGGAGTTCCAGTAGGCAGACCGAAAGAAATGGTGGATTGGTGTCTAAGCTACCATCACGTACCAGATCGCGAGAGCTTTCCAGGCGGAGGAGTAGCACCTCCCAACCCGGATTCACCAGAAAAAGAGTAACAGGGGCCCTTCGGGGCCCTTTTTTGTTGTATAAATATTAGAAATAGTCTATGGTGTTTGCAAGTGAGCATATCGCTCACCTACAATAAAAGGATATAAAATGGCTTCGATCGTAAACAACCCAAAGTATGGCAAAGGACATGCAGTTGCACTTAGCACAAAGCTGTCTTCAACCCACTCAGGAGCATTTAAGTCTTGTGGGTATGGAGCAGGTGATGTATTTTACCTAGACGATTTTAAAGAAGGATCTAATAAACACTCAATCCGTCTTGGAATCGGCAAGGATATAGTTAAGTTAAAGGATGCTAAGGGTTATTTTGTTATTATTGAGGGAAGTAAAGATATCATTCAAAAATGTTTCGTGCATGCCGGCAAAACTGGAAACAGCTCTACAAGTGATCAAACTGAGCTAAAAGAAACGATTAGCATGTGGATATTCAAGAGCGTTATAGAAAACAACGTACTTCCAAAAGAAGATGATATAATTAATAAACTTCCCTCAAAATTTCGTGAGTTATATAGTACTGTATACTATGATAGTGCTATTAAACAGGTAAATGCACTTAAATTGCTTGTCAATTCTAAAGGATATCTATATGAACGTCAAGGTGGACCATTAACTGCTAACATCTACAAAGTAGCTAGAAAACTCACCCGTAAAACCAACGATAACTGGAATCCAGCAGACGTATGGATGATTAAAAAGAATCACGATCTTCGTCCTCTATATGAAGCTCAAACAACGAATGAATTAAATGGACTAATAGCAGAACAATTAGATCAAGGTTATATTTTTCCTATATCTTTAAAACAAATCGAACAACCTAAAGCAAGAGCTACAGTAATTGATTCTGCGAAACTGCTTAAACAGATTAATATGGATTTCTCGTTAAATCGAACAATGTTACAAGGAGATAGTTTCAATAATTTTGTTGTGCAAACAAAATCTGGATTTCAAGTTCGTGGTGGATATAAAGGATCTGGTATGGGAGTTAATTTGTCATTAGAAGGAAAAATGCTTGGTAATAACTATCAGTTGGGAGCGGTTGATGCTAAACTATATCCACCGTACATAAAAGACTCATATGGATATAAAGTAAGAAATGGAGTATCTACAACTCTCGACACAATGCCTACTGCTAAAGATGAGTTAAAACAGATTTTTAGAAAGTATGGAAATGTATCGCTCAAGTTTAGATCATATGAAGAAACTATTTCTGTATTAGATCAAAGTGATCCATTGATTCAGAAACGATTCTCTAATTTAGTGTCATATATGTATAGTATGCTTATTGTTCCTAAGGATTTCGAAGATTTAATGAAATATTGTTATATTTTGGCTAAGAAAATGTCTGCAGATAGTTCAACCTATATTCTTATATCACACTAATGTTAACCCTTAAAGAGTTTATATTAGAAGAGAAAAATACTCATATGGAGCACCTTGAAG